ATCAGCTCGACCGGCACAACCTCCTGGACACCCCAGCGCAGCAGGTCCCACTGGCCCACGATCGCCTTGATGCCCGAGTTCGCCGACGCCTCCGGGAGACCCGAAACGGTCGACGTGCTGTACGCCTGCAGACCCTCAAACGAGGTGATGTTGGCGCCGAAGCCGAGCTCCGGGTACTTCTTGCGGCCATCCGCGTAACGGGCGGTCGCAACAGTCCACGAGTAGGTCGGGTCGAACGCGATACCGTTCGGGATGTACCCGTCAGCGATGACCAGGCCAGCAGCCTGCTCGATCACGATGTCGGGGGTACCCAGCGTGGCCGTGGTGATCTCGACACTGTTGGTCGTGGTGCCGATCCGGTCGCCCGCAACGATGCTCGCAATGGCAGTACCCGTGAGCGGGTTGATGCCGTGGAACACGCCCAGGTCAAGCGCACGCGACAGGGCCACGCCGCCCTCTTCGGCCAGGGTGCGGAGGATGCCGAGCTGGTAAGCGTCGTCAGCCCACTTCACTTCCTGGTTGAACCGCTGAGTGACCTGCACCTTGTGCGGGGTCACAACCTTCGTGCCGAACGTGGTGGTCGTGTGTGACTTGTCCGCACCCTCACCGACGTACTCCGCACGGGGGCGGCCGGTCAGCGTCATGTGAGTGACCTCACCGAAGCGCTGCGGCTCAGCACCAGACAGGGCGACAACAGCCGACCCGCCGATAGCCTTCTTGAACATGCCGTCCGCGATGTTCTTCGGGAGCGTGACTCCCGAGGTTCCGATAACTGCCATGGTTCCCTCTTCCGGTTAGTCGGACCCACCGAAGAGCGCAGAAACGAAAGCTCGCTCTTCACCCTCGATGGATCCCGTGTTCTTGGCGTCGCCCTCTTTCGGAGCGACGTTTCCCTGCTTCTTGACGGCCGCTTCTCGACCAGCCAGGCGCTGAGCCTGAGTGATGAGGGTGGCTTCGTCGGAACCGGTCAGGAACAGGTCGGCATCGGACGGCGAACCGTCCTCACCCTTCTCAGTGCTGATCCCGAACTTCGCCGCAACGCTCGTGCGCAACGCACTCGCCTTGGTCGTCGCCAGTTCGGACTCAAGCGACCCAAGCCGGTCCTCGAGCGTCTTCGCGCCCTCAGCCTTCGCCTTCAGGTCGGGGTAGTCCGCATACTTCGCGTCGACGCGCGCAATGCGCTCCTTCACGATGCGGTCCACATCAGCCTGAGTAAACGCCTGTTCCTGCTTCTGCTCGCCACCCTCCGGGGCCTTCTCGGCACCTTCGGTCGTAGTGGTTTCGCTCATCGGTTCTCTCCCGTTTCCGTGCCGTCGCACATCACCCAGAAACCGTCTGGTACGGCCCACCGGTCAGTGGGAAGTCTTCGAGTGCTTACGCAGCAACTCATCCGGATAGTTCGCCTCGATGTAGGAGCGGATCTGCGCACGCTGAGCCGGCGTCTTCTGACGCCTAGACGCCATGTACTGAATCGCCGACGCCTCCGGACCCACATCGCCCTTACCGAACACCGGGGCCGCCGTGCACCCACAGTTCTCATGCGCACCAAAGTCCGCCGTCGCCTGCCGGTACACCGTTCCCCGGCCAGCGAGCATCTTGCAGAACCCGCACGCACTAGCCGACGCCAACCGGCGCCAACCCACCGCGGCAGGATCCCGGCGACGATTCGTGAGGATCGTGTCCCTGTAAGGGCGCGAAACCTCAGACCGCATCACCTCAGTCAGGCGCGCAATCGCAGCAGCCTCGTCATCGATCGACAACGGCTCCGACGCCCACGCCACACCCCGACGAATCCGAACCGTACGATCCAGAATCACCGGAGACGCAACGAACCGACCCCCAGCACGAGCATCCGCACGAGCATCGTCATAGAAATCCGCAGCCAACGCCGCCGACCCCTCCGAGTAGAACCCCACAAGGTCAGGCACCGTATCCAGAAGCTGCAGACGGCGGGACTCGAAAGCACCCGACGAACGACGCAACGTCCACACAACCGTGTCCGCCGCATCATCCGTCAGGACCGCGAGCTCCGCCTTCGACTCAAGCGCCGACACCATCAGCAGGAACCACAGCAGCACGAGTCAAATCAGCGTCCCGAGCCGCGATAATCGCAGCCGCACTCTGACGCCCCACACTCTTCCGCTTCTCCGCCAACGCACGCTGAATCTGCTGCTCATCCAAACCCAACAGCTCAAGACCAACCTCAGTCTCAGCAAGCCACGGGACAGCACCCAACTGCTTCGCACCCGCATCAGCCGCAGCCGCACGAGACAGGTGAACCGGGTTACGCCACTTCGCCTCGATCGACGCCCACGCGGCCGGAACCTCGTCCAGATCGTTCTGAATCGCCAGCGCACGCGTCACCGAGCGACGAATCGGAGTCGACCAACCATCGGTCGCGTCCTCAGCCTCCGCAATCAGCGACTCACGCGCCTCCGTGTACGAATCAGCCGCAGTCGGGTTCGCCAGATCAGTCAACGCGAAATCCGAATCAGACAGATCCATCTCACGCGCCATCAGCTTCGCCAACGCATTCAGATGCGCCAGATGCGGCTCCGGCGACGCAGCATCAAACTGCTTCACATCAGCGCGACCCTGCCCCTGCGGCGCATCCGGATCATCCGGGATACCAAACGCGCGACCCAACGCAATCTGCCACGACGCCTTCATCGACCCATCCGGGTTCTTGAAGATCGACTCCTCAGCACCCAACAAAATCAGCTTCGGGATCGCATAGATGTCCATGTGCGCCTCAAGACGCACCAACGCACGCAACGCCGCATACTGCGTCGAGATCGCAGGCCGAGTGATGCGCGACCGCCCCATACGCCGAGACGCACGGGGCCGGTACACCAGAGGATCCGCCGGCACATGCCACGGATGCTCAGACCTATCGATCGCCCAACCCGAAGAATCCTTCTCCGCATTGACCGTCACACCATCCAGGTACAGCACGAACCCAGTCGGCTCGCCATCCTTCCAAGACGTGATCGACAACAGATCATCCAGGCGACGCTTCCGCGTGTTCCACTGACCCGTCGCATTCAACGCATCCTTCGCATGAACCAGCGCAGCCGGCTCACCCTTCGACTCATCACCACGCGTCGTAATCAGATACGACACGCCATGAATCAGCGAATCCGTACGCCCCTGCGCGATCTCCGCCATCAAGAAGTTGCTATCAACAAGCTGCCGATACCCGAGATCCCCAAGGTCGCCCTCAGTCCAGATCATCTTGTCCAGCACGCACCGACGACCCAGGCCATCAACACCCTTAGCAGTCCAACCCAAAGCCAAACCCAGCTTCGAATACTGCGGCGGAATCACCGTGCCAACCTGCTTCACAGCCCGCTTGCCGTCATACAACGACGACCGCTCAAGATTCCGCGGCTGCTTCGCCCGCAACTGCTTCAGGTTCACGTTCAACGCGACACGCTCATCATCATTCAGTCCCGGAACGTTCAGAGTGTCATCGGTCACAAGATCACCGCCGTCCGCTCACTCGACCGCCGCGTCGGGCGCTCAACATCGTCCTTCTGCGCCCCCCACAGGGCCAGAGTCGCCGCCACCACAGGAGTGATATCCGACGTTTCGTCTTTCCGGTTCCAAGCCCACGCACCCGCCAACGGACGCTTCCGAGCAACCGACAACGCAACATTCATCTGCGGCTGATCCGCATGACGCAACTTCGGCGAAGGCTCCATCACCCCGTCAAAGAACTGCCCAGAAGCAACCGCCATATCACGCCCCTCAGCAGCCGCCAACGTCACAACCACATCCGTACCCACCAAGTAATTGCGGCCACGACGACGCTCAACAAGCCCCGTCATCTCATCGACAACCACAGCGTGCAACCGGTTCTTCTCCGTACGGGCCTTCACCCACGCAGCAACCCACTCCACGCCGTTCTTCTGCTCATCAAGCTCCACATGCCACAACCCATCCGGGCGCCGGCCAGCCAAAGCCACCGACGCAACCTTCCGGTTCGGAGCCACGTCAATCGCGAGCGTCAACCGCTCCACAGGCATAGACGCAGGATCCGCCACGCGCCCCCACGACGCCGCATCAATGACCTCAGGGGTGCCAGCCGCATCCCAAATCCCCAGGGCCTCACGACGGAACGAATCATCATCCGTCAACTGCTCCCGCATCCGCTCCATCGACTCGAGCGGAGTACGAGACGGAAACGACGGATTCGCCTTCTCCCACTGCGCATGATCATCAGGATCCGCATCATCATCAGCCGAAAACTCGACGTAGACCATGTTCCTGGCCTTGCCCTCGAGCGCCTTCGTGCGGCGATTCGTGAACTCCTCGCCCGGATCAGTCGGCCGCGGCGGAGTGCCCATGAAGAACAACAACGCACCAGACGGCTGCTTAGAAGCGTTCGTCGCCGGCACCATGTCCTCAAGCGCCTTCTCCGTCAGGATCTGCGCCTCGTCGAACACCTCAATGTCCACCGAATCGAACCCACGCCCAAACCCAGCCTCACGGGCACCGAACATGATCCGAGACCCGTTCTTAAACCGGATCTCCTGCTCACCATTCGCCGACCGGATGCCATCACTGCGATCCACAGCCAGATGAACCCGGATCTTCTTCTTCCGAACCATCCCCTGCATCGTCGTGAACGTCATCGTCGCCGTCCGCGTCCGATGCGCAGTCCACAACACCGTCAACCGGGGGAACAACACACACAGGGCAATGATCATCATGCCCACCAGGAACGTCTTACCCACCTGCCGGGGGATGCTCAGCACCACACCACCGACAGTCGCCGCATACTTCCCGCTCTTACGCTTCCCCAAAGCAATCGACCCGATACCGTGCTGCCACGAATCGAACTCCACACCCATCGCCGCGCACTGAGCCACCACACGCGGCCACACAGTCGACGTAATCCCCTTCGGGAACACCACATGCCGAGCAACGTCAGATAGCTTCGGCGTCGAACTTCCCATCTTCGACATTCGCGCCACCCTCAGCCTCATCAGCATCACGCGACAGCAACGACTCAATCTCCTTCGAGATGATCGACAGCTGACGGTGAAGAGCAGCCTTCGCAGGACCCCGCTCCTCCGGCAACGACGTAGCAATCTCACGACGCTGCGCCAACAGAATCTGCAAGTAGTCCCCCGACTCAATCGCCTCAGCAAGAGTCAGGATCCGCGGCGGCTCAGGAGTCTCATCCGGTGATACAGCGCGCAACGAACGCTTGCGTCCCGCCATCGCGACCACCCCCAACAAAAGAACAGGTCTTCGAACAAATCGAGCCATCCTGAACGGATGTTCGAACGTTCGGCTGCACAGAGTCAAAAAAAATCGAAGAGAGAGACGACGGCA